GTGCTCAGTCGGCCTTTGCGACTACCGTAGGGGAAAGCTCTTGAACCAAGTAAGCGACTACTTCCTCGGTTAGAACGCTGGTGGGGTTTGCATCGGCTACCTTCAAAAGCTGGGTAGCAAGAAACGCCTTAAGGTCATTTTCGATTTCCACGGCCTTTTCCTCGGGCAAAACTACCTCCACAGTTTTTAAAATTGTGTCGGTTAGCCACTGCGGGACACTGGCTGCCTCAAGTAATTTCTTTAAAGTACCGATAAAAACATCGTAAAATTCCATCTTGAATTCCCTTTGTTAAGAATTAGCTTGCCGAAATGTTTGTTGTGCAGGCAATTATATATTTCAGAGATTTTTATGAAAAGGCGAAATATGGCCCTGACTGGAAGAAAACGTAAAGAATTTGACGTTGTGCAACTAAAGGCGTTTTTGCGACTCAAGCCAACGCTAGAAGATTGCGCTGCATTCTTTGCTTGTCATTCGGATACCGTTGTTAATTTTATAAAACGCGAATTTAATATGGGTTTTTCTGAATTTCGTGAGCAAAATGCCGTTCATACAAGATTTAATCTTATTAGAAAGGCTATTAGCAAGGCGGAGCACGGCGATAACGTGATGCTAATATTTTGTTTAAAGAATCTTTGCAATTGGCGCAATGATCCTAAAGACGAAATAGTAGAAACGATAAACCTACCCCTAAGTGAGCTAATAACTTTAGCAAAGGCTAAAATCTTGGAATTAGACGAGCAAAATAATGGCATTCCTATCCAAACTGGTAAAGAATAGTGAAAACGGCAAGATCTGCATACAAGTCACGCATAACGGTAATACCGCAACGCAAGAGTTACCCGACATGCTAGCTACGTTTAGCAGCGAGCAACTCAGAGAATACTTAGGCTCTAAAGTCGCGGCGATGACTGAGGGTTTACTAATCAAATCGGCGCAAGATCGCGCCAAGAAAAAAGGCAAACGATGATTAAGAATATGGTCTACAAGGCAGTGAGTGCGGTTACGGGCCAGAACCTTGACGGCACGCCAGTCTCGGTTATCTCAGCGCAGATGAATGAACCTCGGCCTTTGCCGATGACTAGGCCAGAATGGGATGAATGGTCCGAACGCATCATGGCCGGCGCCATGGTGGGTGCGACGAAGGAATCCCAGCTATTCGCTCTAGCTAACTTGCTCATGCACCTTGGGCCTACCGAAGACCACAAGCCCGATATCTTTTTCATCAAAAGCCTACGCAAGTTTTGCGTCAATCAAGTAGCCGAGGAAATGCGCCAAGAGCTACATGCCGCGAAGAAAGCGGAAGTTGAGGCCACAGCAAATTGAGTAGCTACCGGGTATGGACCTTGAGCCAAGATAAAATTGATCCATATTTTAATATGCTCATTTCAAAATGGCTGCGCTCACTTAGGTATGGAAACAGGTATTTTAAACTTATTGATCCATCCGCCTACTGGGCAAACTATAACGATTATCTACGCGGAATTATTATCGCTCCTAATACTCGTGTTCGCCTTGCAACCTTGAGCGAAGACGATGACGTAGTGCTAGGCTTTTCAGTTTGCAGGGAAAGGTGCCTTGATTACGTTTGGGTACACAACCTGCAAAGAAAGCAGGGCATAGGCAAGGCGCTAGTGCCTATCGATCTAGATACTTACAGCCACATCACCACGGTTGGCGAAAGTATCATTAAGCAGAAACTAGACTGGAAATTTAACCCGTTTTACTGAGGCTCCAAATGATCGACCTAAAATGGTGCGAAGTGCATAGCCCGATTTTCCTTGCTGGCACCAACTTGGGCGTAAAGCTCGATCCCAGTAAGCGCCAAGGTCTAAAGCTCCAATACGATCGAGAGCATAAAGAGCTAGTCATTGGCTGGAACAAGGAGGAAGCAATTATACCTTCCTCTAACGTAGCGACTATGGTTATCGGCGTGCTGCCAAGCCCAAACTACGTTGAACCAGTTCGGGGTAAAGTCGTCGCCCAAGTCTCCACGCCACAAGACCACGTTTTCAAAGGCGAAGGCGCTGGTAAGACAAAATGAATGAACTCAGTTTTTTGGTTATACTGCTTACAAAGCATAAACTTGACGATGAGACAAAGGAGGCGGTGGCTGCGCGGCTTATTGACATATCGGCCACGTTCCCAAATCCCGCGCAGGCACCTACGGCTATACCGGCTCCCGCTGCCATGCTCGCTAGCCAAGTGCCTTCTATGCAGGCAATCATGGCTAGAAATCCCGACCTGGTTACGGCTCCTAAACCCGTGGCGGTCGAGAATATCGCGCAAACACCAGCGGCGGCGGCGGCGCTGGCTTCTCGGTCGGCGGCCATGATGGGCGTTACAGATCCAAGTACGGGTAGAAAGCGCAAGTTTTGAAGCCTGAAATCATCATACAAGCCGATTTTCAATTGAACGTCGAAACCATCCGGGCACAACGCATGGCTGAGCTAGCTAACATCGCGGCTTACAGGGCCTTGAAGCTCCAAGCGTACAAAGATTGGTCCAACACCGAGAAGCGCGAGAAGCTCCAGGAGCTTTATAAGCGTGAACTTTATAGCGCCAAGGAAATCTATAAGGCCATGCCTCCGCTCACGGCCAAGCTAGACCTTCGCGCTCCGATCAAAATAACTCCGATTGTTAAAGCGCACACAAAGCCAGCAAAGGCTGGATTTTTCAAAAGGTTGGCCAAACTCTTTACATGACGCCAAACTCACTCGCAGTGCTACTTAACGAAATCACTAGGCGCACTAGCGAGAAGCCTAAAGTTATCGATGTTCTTGGGCATCCGGACGTTTTTTGGCAGCAACGAAATTTCGTGCGAGATCCCGCTAAGCTCAAGGCGCTGTTTTGTACCCGGCGCAGTGCTAAGAGCTTTACAGCGGGCCTATATCTTGTACACGAAGCTTTGAACAATCCCGGCTGTAACGTCCTGTTTATTGGCCTTACTCGCGCCTCGGCCAAGGCGATCATTTGGAAGGATATACTACGCGTCCTTGATAAAAAGCATGGCCTCGCGGCAAAGCCTAACCAAGCCGAACTAACTATGACGCTCCCTAATGGATCTTTGATCGCTGTTACCGGCGTCGATAGCGATCAATCAGAGATGATGAAGCTACTGGGTAGAAAATGGCGGCTCGTTTGCATCGACGAAGCAAGCATGTATACTATAAATACACGCAATTTGGTTTACGGCATCCTTGGTCCCGCTATGGTCGATCCCAACTTGGGCGGCGATATGGGGACTATTTGTATGCTTGGCACTGCCAGCGATCTACCCAGGGGACTATTCTTCGATGTTACTACTGGAAAAGAACCTGGGTGGAAGCTATTTGAATGGTCTGCGCATGACAATCCGCATGTTGCGCGTCAATGGCAAGAAAATCTCGAACAGATTGCTCAAAACCGTCCTTTGTATATGGAAACGCCGCAATTTAAGCAGTGGTTTTTAAATCAATGGGTGGTTGATGAAAACAAGCTGGTTTACCGTTTTAATCGAGATCGCAATCTTTGCGATAATCTTCCTCACTTACCTCACGCTGGTTGGGTATTTGTGCTGGGGGTCGATACTGGATGGGAGGACGATAACGCTTTCGTCCTTACTGGATATCATCAAAACAACCCTACCGCCTATGTAGTGAATTCTCACGCTCAAAAGCAAATGACGTTCGATCAGGTTGCGGCAAAGATTCAAGAATACATGAATGATCCTGAGTATCCGATCAGCAAGGTATTCATTGACGGCGCAAATAAGCAGGGCGTCGAATCTATGCGCCAACGCTCAAACATCCCGTTTGAGTATGCCGACAAGCAAGACAAGGCGACCTTTATCGAGCTTTGCAATGCAGACTTGGTGCAAGCTCGCGTCAAAATAGTTAACTCAAAGGTTAATCAGGGCCTCATTGACGAAATGAACGCATTGATATGGGTGACAGATGGTGACACCATTAAGATTCCTAAAAAGGAACATCCATCGCTACCCAATCACCGCTGCGATGCTTTTCTATATGCTTGGCGAAACGGTTATCATTACCATTGGGGTGCTCTCGCGCCGGTTATACCGATTGGCTCCAAAGCCTGGTTTGAAAAGCAGGCTGAAGACATTTGGGTAAGGGAACGGGAAAATATCGAGACGGCTAACAGTAATGGCAAAGACTGGGGGGATAGTGGAGGCTGGTAGGTGGCTGCGAAGGATGGGATCGAACCACCGACCAAGGCATTAACAGTGCCTCGCTCTACCGCTGAGCTACATCGCATCGACAACTCACGTTCGCATTAAAATAGAAGTTTTTCACTAGAAAGGATCAAAAATGCTCCCGTTTCTCAAAAGAAAACAAGAGGCTTCCTATTCTGAGTCGGTTGACGATGAAGTGACGCGCAAGCCTGACAATGAACCAGAGTATGATATGCTTGACGCTATCGCCGAAGATATGCTAGCCGCAGTTTCAAAAAAAGATGTTAATCTTTTAAAGGACGCTTTAAGATCATTACTTGACCATGCCAAAGCCGAAGACTACGAACAAGATGAAAAGGAAATGCAATAATGACTATTAATAGCCTTAATGTGGACACTTCGGTACCAGTGGTCGGCCTGGGTACCCAAACCTTGAATATTCCCACGGCGGGCCTTTATACCGCTGGGTGCAAGTTTACGATTCCCTACCGCGCAGCCGGAACGTCCCAAGATTCATCTAGTCTTGTCGGCCAGTCTTCGCTGCAAATCCTGATTAAACTCAACGGCGCTACCCAGCTAACGCTCGGCGGTACGGCCACAAGCCCAACGCCCACGCAAGGCTCCATTGGCGGCTCCGTTGTGCTGCAATGCGCGGCCTCGGACGTTATCACTTTTGTTCTATCCTCGGCGGCGGCGGTGGATAACGAGCTAAACGCGATCAAGGGCATCATTAACGTCTTTTCTGGGGAATAACGATGGCCTCATTAGCTGAACGTTACAAAAGAGCTAGGGGCGTCAATCGTCCCGCCGGCCCTAGCGATAGGGACAAGGGTACTAGCGAAGCAGGTAGCCTACTTCGTGCCTACCTTCTTAAACCGGATGACGTTGGCAAATGGGGTAAGGCGTTTGCTAAGGATGACCACAAGGCTACGCTCAAGGATCTCGTCGGTATGCGTGACCAAGATCGCACCAACTTAGCCAAAGGTGGCGAGGTGGAAAGCGACACTCAGCAGGGCCATGAGACTAACGAGCAAGACGACGATATCGTTAGTCGCATAATGAATAGGTATTATTCACATGGCGGCAAGATTGCAAATAAGACTGAGATATCATCTGAGAAACAACTAGATTTTCCAAAAGATGACCTAGTTTCTCGAATCATGAAAAAACGCGCAAAGAAGTGCTAATGCAAGACCTAAAAGAGTTTGGCAGGCTGTTAGTGCTTTGCCGCAAGCATGGCGTTACTGAATTAACTTCAGAGGGTATGCACATCAAATTTGGTGAGCTTCCGGCTAAAAAGAACGCATCAGAAGACGATACGGAAATAGAAACCGATGATCTAACGCCCGAACAACTTATGTTTTTTAGCGCGGGTGGTGCATGAAAATAGTTAAAGCTAGCGCCGGGCCTGAAAAGATTACGATGAAGACTAGGCCAGGCAACGCCGAGGCATCAACGCTGGCTGATTGGTGGAACGCCGAAGGCGATAACGAGCTAGCGGCGCAACTTTGTAGCACTACGGCCTACTTAAAGACTGCGCAAAACTATCGCATCCGCCAACTTGCTGTAGATATCAGGCTTTATTGTGGCCTAAGTATTTATTCTTACGCCGGATCTAATACGTCCAAGATGGATAAAACCAAGGCGCTTCCCGAAGACCGGCCTACGTTTAACCTAGTCTCAGTCGCCACCGATACGCTCGTTAGCCGTATCGGACAAAATGAGCCAACCCCTAAATTCCTTACCGATGGTGGTGACTACAAAGAACGACACTTAGCCCAAGAACTTAACCAGTTTATCCTTGGCGAATTTTACCAAACTCATGCCTACGCTAAGGGCAAACGGATGTTCAGAGACGGCCTAGTTATGGGCGCTGGAGCTCTTAAGGTCTACAAAGGCGACGATGATAAAGTATGCGTAGATCGCGTAATGACCACCGATCTATACGTCGATGACAATGACGCTCTAAACGGTGAGCCACAGCAGCTAGTGCAAGTAAAGCTCGTTAACCGTGAGCGGTTTGCAGCAAACAATCCGCAAGCCTTTGCTGAGATATCGGAAACGCCTAACTCTTACCCGGACAACTCGCCTGATTCCGCTCGCACTACAGCCGATCAGGTAATGGTGGTTGAAGGCTGGAAGCTAGCTAGCGGCAGCGACCGAAAGGCTAAAGGCTATGTGCCTGGACGCCACACCATTGCCACGCAAGGCGGCGTGATCTTTGATGAGCCGTACCACAAGACGAAATTCCCGTTTGTGTTCTTCAACTACTCCGATCCCTTCGTCGGGTTCTGGGGACAGGGATTAGCTACCCGGCTATTTGGTACGCAGCTATCTCTCAACCGGATATTGCACACGATAACCAAGGCGATAACGCTCGTTGGCGTTCCTCGCGTTTTTATCGACCAATCATCCAAAGTTGTTAAGGCGCATCAAAATAATGAAATCGGGGTGCTAATCACCTACTCCGGGACAAAGCCCAGCTACGAAGTAGCACCATGTAACGCTCCTGAGCTATATGCTGAGCGCGACAAGCTAATCAGCTATGGCTTAAAGCAAGAGGGTATCAGCGATATGCAGGCTACGGGCGAGAAGCCCAGGGGCCTCGATAGCGGCGAAGCTATGCGCACGTTTGAAGACGTTAATGATGCTAGATTCTCGGAAACATCTAAAAAGTATGACCAGATTTTCGTCGATCTTGCCTACCTGATTGTCGATACCGCTCGGGAAATTGCCGAAAAAATCGGCAAGTATCAAACGGTATACCCGAACAAAGACGGCACCAAGCAAATCGACTTGCCTAAAATGTCGATTCTTGATGATCCATTCGTTATTCAGTGCTTTTCTGAATCCTCTTTACCTCGCTCGCCCGCTGGCCGTATCGCAGCTATTACAGAACGCGTACAAGCTGGAATGCTTACGGTCAAGGAAGGCCGTCGCCTGATGCACTACGAAGACTTGGAACAAGATGAGAAGCTCGATAATGCGAGCGAGGAGCGCATTTTCAAATACTTGGACGCTATCGTCGAGAGCGGTGACTATACGCCTCCTGATATTTTCCTCGATTTAAAGCTAGCTAACGAGCTATCGGTAAAATACCTAAATTTATATCTTGCTTGTGGCCTTGAGGAAGAAAAAGCAGAGCTACTGCGCACGTTTTGGAAGCAAACCCAGACACTCGCGCAGCTAGCCACGCCTCCGCCTCAACCAATGCCGGGTGCGGCTATAGCCGGTCCTGAGCCGGTACCAGCAAGCCCACTAGTGCCGCAGCAACAGCAACCACTAGCATCTTAGGAATACATGAGAATTACAGCAGTGCCATCTATAGGAAACGTAGTCGGCGGAGTGACCACCGGCGGCGCACCACAGCAAACGGCAGTCCAGGCTTTGCGCTCGCAGCAAATGAACACCAACGCCACGCCTTTGCAGCCAGATCCATCGGAATTAGCTCAAGATATGAGCTTAGAAAATAGAGAAGTGACAGAGGGTGATGAAGTAACTACGCCCATGTCCCCCCAATTTGCCGCGCTTGCTAAACAGCGGCGCGCTCTCCAAGTAAAAGAGAGAGAGATCGCAGACCGAGAGAAAGCTCTAGAAGGTTTGGCCTCTACCCAAGAAGGCAAATTCGACTACAGCAGTCTTAAATCCGATCCGTTGGGGATATTGGAAAAGGCAGGCGTAACCTACGATATGCTTACGGAAGCATTGCTTTCTAGCAGCGATGGAAACACGGCGCATATGAAGGCACTAGAGGCCAAGATTGCCGCACTTGAAAAAGGCGTCGATCAAAAGCTTTTAGACCGTGATTCCCAAGCTGAGAAGCAGGTACTAGCGGAAATGGAACGCGAAGCCACGAAACTGGCTTCAGAAGGCGAAGATTTCGAGCTAATACGCGAAACGGATAGCATAGATATGGTTATGGATGAAATCAAAACCACATACGATGAAACTGGCGAAGTCTTAACAGTTAGAGACGCCATGGATCGTATAGAGGGTAAGCTATTAGAAAAAAGCCTGCAACTTGCCAGTCTTCAAAAAATCCAGGGGAAGCTAGCGCCTCAAGCCCCTGGAAACACGCCGCAGCAACGGCAAAACCTTATGCGAACGCTAACCAATCGGGACACAGCGCAAGTTCCATTGACGCCAAAGCAAAGGGCGCTTCAAGCATTTACTGGACAATTAAAACGATAAAAGGAAAAACCAATGGCTATCGCTCCTGTATATGCCAATAGCTCTAACCAGCTAGCGGCATTGAAAGAATTGTACGCGGATGACAAGGATTACATGAAAAATATCGTGTATTCCAAAAATCCGTTTCTGGCAATGGTGCCAAAAAACGAATCACCGGATGGGTTTGCGGGTAAGTATATTCCAGTGCCTCTGGAATACGGAAACCCACAGGGTCGCGCCCACACTTTCGCCAATGCGCAAAACCAGCAAACGGCGTCTGACGTTGTTAGCTACTTTGTGTATGCAATCCAAGATTACCAGCTAGTAACAATCACCAACTTGCTCATGGAACAAACCAAAAGCAACGCGGGCGCTTTTGTTGATGAAGCTAGCCGTACCTTGGACAACGGCTTTCGCAATATCTCCAATAACATGGCTTTCGAGCTATTTTATGGCGGTACTGCAACTCGCGGCCAAATCTCCACCACGGCACCTTCTTACTCGGCACCTACCTTAAGCTTCACACTTGCTAACGCTCAAAGCGTTGTGCAGTTTGAAGTCGGTATGACCTTGCAAGCATCGGCCACGGACGGCGGCGCGGCATTGCAAAATGCTCCCGGCACTATTGACGCGATTCAAGTTACCTCGGTTAATCGTGGAACTGGCGCTATTACTGGTACCGTGGTCCAGGGCGCTCCTCAAACCTCTTGGCTGCTCGGTAGCTACTTGCAAGTTTTGGGTGATATCGGCATCGGTGGCTCGTCCACCATCGCGGGTATGCTCGGCCTTTCTGGTCTAGCTAGCTGGGTTCCTTCGGTCGATCCTCCAGTATCGGATAACTACTGGGGTGTTAACCGTTCGGCAGATCCTACCCGTCTCGGCGGTTTGCGTTACAACGCTTCCAGCCAGTCGATATCGGAAGGTCTGACCAACGCGCTAGCTTTCGGAAACCGTGAGGGTGCTAGCTTTGACCTGATTATCTTGGATTTTGTCTCCTATTCCACGCTCATTAATGAGCTTGGCGCTAAGGTGCAATACGTCCAGCTAGAGCATGATGAGGTGCAGGTAGCTTTTGAAGCGATTCATTTCCATTCTGCTTATGGCAAAATTCCCGTTCTAGCTGACAGATCTTGCCAGCCCCAAACGGCTTGGTGCCTAACCACGGATACTTGGAAGCTGCGCACCTTGGGCAAAGCTCCACATATCCTGACCTACGGCATGGAAGGTTTGGAAGGCTTGCGCGTTGGTAACGCAGATGCTTTGGAAATAAGAATTGCCTTTTACGGAAACTTGATAAATTCGTGCCCTGGCTACAACATGCAAGTTGCTCTATCGGCTTAAATAAAACGTAAAAGTTTTTACCCCGGCTTAAAACGCCGGGGTTTTTTTATGCCAGGATATCGCTTACACTAATATCGAAGGCGGCCAGGTGGTCGACATACTGCGGCATCGGTGGTTGGAGGCCATGCCGAGAGAAATTCTCCATCATTTCAAGGACACAGCCTTATGTCTGACGCTCGCGGATTTTCTCTGAATGGCAAAGCGTATTACGCCAACCTAGCTATGCCGACGACGGTTTACCTTAGCTTTGTAGTAGCTTCGGGCGATGGGCAAGGCGTTACGTCCTTAAAGAGCAATGGCTATGTGGCGGCTGCTTTCATGCGCACCGCGGTTGCGCCTACCAGCGTCAATGATCTTTTAAACCCTAATCCGGCAGCGGGTTTTGCCGTTATTCGCACCAGGAACAATTTTAATAAATTCCTCGGCCTCTCGCAGTCGCAAGTCGTCGCGGTGACTAGCCCGGCTACGGCCGCAACGGTAGCGGGTAATGTGTATGTGATTACCGTTTTGGGTACCACTACAGCGGCGCAGTGGACCGCAAAAGGTTTCCCAAGCGGATTTACACCAGCGGTCGGCGCTACTTTTGTCGCAACGGCTACAGGAGCTATTGGCGGTACCGGCAAGGTTGGTATTCCCGGCGTAGGCACCACGCTAGCAGTTAACGCGGTTGGTACGGTCAACACCATGATTGCTAATAGCTCGATAGCGCAAAACTCGGGCGCTCAGGTTGTGCTGCAATTCTCAAGCGCCACAGCAGCGGGTGATACCACGCTCGTTAAGACGGCACCAGCCGATGGAACAATCGTTTCCCTGAAGCTAGACTTTGAGCAATCCTCGGTTTCAATCGACGGCCTCTAATTAGGGCGGTACGGTGATTAGGTGGCCGGGTGTTTGCCTGGCTGCCTTTTCCTGATAGGGGTGATTTATGCCGACGATTCCAAATCAGCCACAGCGCGTAACCGTTGAGCAGGCCGATGGAAACATTTTGCTATCTTGGCGCTCCACGGTTGGCGCTACTGGCTACATAGTCCAACGCGGTACGGACGGGGTAAACTTTGCGACTATCGCCACACCGGGCCAAGTCTCAAGCTACCTAGATGTTTTGCCGGGTATCGGGGCAGCGTACTACTACCAAGTCGCATCGACTAACGGCGCTGGTACCTCGGTCTACTCGTCGATTGTTTCTATGGTCGCGGCTCCGCCATCTGAGATGAGCTTAGGAGAGATTCGGCTTCGGTGCCAAGAAACAGCAGACCGGGTAAACAGCCAATTTGTGACCACCACCGAATGGAATTCATTCATCCGGCTAGCCATGTATGAGCTTTACGATTTATTGGTGACAGTTTATGAGGAGTATTATTCTAACCAAATTGTATTCATTAATACAAGTGGATCACAGCAACTCTACCCGCTTCCAGATGGTGCAACTAACTATTTGGGCGGTATCTTTCCTAGTGTGGCTGGCGCACCTGCTCAGGCTTTTTATAAGCTAGCGGGCGTTGACCTTGGGGTGAATACAAGTAACAACGCTTGGGTAACGCTTAAACGCTTTGATTTTATCGAGCGAAATAAATACGTTTACCCGA